TTATTCGATTGCTTCTAAGAACAAGTTAGTAACTTCGTTAGCTACTTCGTCTTGAATGTGCGTATATTTCTGCGTCATATAAGATGTTGAATGTCCAAGAGTAATGGCTAAGTGTTCGATTGAAGCACCAGCGATTATGCTTTGCGTTGCAAAGAAATGTCTCATCATGTGAGGTGTAGCATGTACTCCAGAAATTTCGCTAATTCTTTCAAAATTCCTACGTATTCTATAGCAAGATATTGGCTTGCCAAGCAGTTTTTTTCTTCCTCTGTAATCACCTAAAAAAAGGAAATCATCTTTACCAAGAATACGCCCAACGGATTTAGCAATCTCTTTAGATTCTTTAATAGCATATTTCAAAAGTGCAGTCGTTTCTTCGTCAACAACTGCATATCGTTCGGAGCCGTCGGTTTTCATAGCGCCACCTTCTGGGCGTTCTGGAGTTCTGCTTTCATCTAATTTGATTCTGAACCTACCATTTATCAATTTCAGCGAATTAAATTTAATCCCTAGGACCTCGCTCTTGCGAAGACCGAAATATGTAAGTCTCACCATCACATAATTATATTTGTCTAATACTTTTCTTGCGGTATCGTCCCAAGCTTTAAACTCATCTAAAGAAACTCGCTTATTTTGGGGAGTTTTTGCACTTTCACCAACGTATATTTTTAAAATAGGGTTCTTATCAAGGTATCCATTGACTACAGCGTCGCTTAGCATGGCTTCAAATACAGCACTTGTTTGCTGTACAGTCGTTCTAGTACATTTTTTTAAGAGTTCAATTAAGAAACCTTCGTACCCTACACGGTCAATGTCTTTTAATTTCATTTTTCCATAGCGTTTAGCAAAGTGATTTTTAAAAATGCTTTGTTTATTAACTATCGTGTCTGGTGCCCAACGCCCAGTTTTAATGCGATTATCGCTATACATTTCCCAATATTCATTGACAGTCATGTTTAAACGCGGATCATAGTCGTTGCTATCAATTTTGGTCTCAATGTCAGCGAGAGCAAGACGAGCTTCTGCAAGACTTTTCAGATTGCTTTTAGTGATTTCTTTCTTCTTGCCATTCAGTTTAAAGTTTCGGCGAACGTAGTAGCGTTTGCCTTTTTTAGTTTCGTATGTATAAATGTTTGGATATTTTGTTTTGTTGTATTTCATTTTTTCTCCTTTGTTAAAAAATAGCTTCTGGACAAGGCTTTTTAACTTAGAGAATTTTGACAATCACCCCCTTTAAATGATAAAATAGAATACAAGAAAACGCCCTTTTTAATGGCTTTTTCTTATACCAATTATTTTTTACCCTTACACTCAAAATTTGGCGATGGAGAGTGTGAGGGATTTTTTATTTTATTCACCGATGTAGTCACCAGTATTTGGGTCTATATAGCCTTGATCAATTCCCCATTGGACTTGGTCGTCATACCATTGTTGACGGGCTTGCTCGTCCGCTATTTCTTCGTCAGACGGATAATACCAGCCATACCCAGGAGTATAGCCGTATTGGTCTTGCGCCTGTTGAATTTGGTCTTGTGAAGGCGTATCTGGAGTAACAGGCTGTTGAGATTGTGAGTAGTCTTGCGCTGGCGCTTGTTCTTGTTCGGTAGAGCTTGGAACTTCTTGCGAACTATCAGTTTGGGCGCTAGATTGAGAAGTAGAAGAACTTGAAGAGGTACTGCTTGATGAAGTAGTGCTTTCTTTTTTGCTTGAACTTTTCTTAGTCGTTTGTGTTACTTTAACTTTGCTTGTCTTAGTAGTGGAACGCTTATTGTTGTGTACCACAAATCCAAAGACAAGAATTAGGATCAGACACAATCCAACGATTACAGATAATTGTTTTTTAGTTAGTTTTTTCAAAAAAGATTTCATTTTTTAACACACCAGCTTTCAATCAGCATTCGCTTGCAATATTAACAACACGTTCTAAATCTTTTAGGTTTTTAGGCTTTGGTTCTTTGATGTAAGAAGAAAGAACTGAACCATCTTTTAATGTTATGCGAAGTGTTATTTTTTGAATCTTATCTCGTGTCGAAGCAATACCAACTAAAGCACCAACGTTACCAGCTACTAGGCTACCGATTGTTGCATTACGGATTGTATGACCTTTTTTAGTCTTGACATCCATATCAACATCAATTACATCATCGATTTTGCAATATCTCGGAAGAAGAGCGCCAATTCGTAATTGTTTGCTTTTGACGTCAACAGCTAGTATATCCGAGCTTGTTCCTAAAGTAGTTGAAAAACCGTGTTTCTTGTTTTGGTAAGCTAGATTTCCTAGTATTAACATAACTGTAGCGATGATAAGAATAATAAATAACATTTTTAAATCCTCCAAAAACTTAACTAATTAATTTCAAAAATTCTTCTTTTATGAGTTCTTCGTCAACCATGCTAGCTAAATCATATTTCTTCATGAATTGAACATAATTAAAGCTCTCGATTTCCTCTTTATCGCAACACGAAAGCTCTTCCTCTAAAATAGAATGAATCATCTTTCTATTTGCTTGAATTTCAAATAATTCTCGTCGTCTATCATATTGACTTGCGTCATGTTCTAAATGACCGAGTTCGTGGTAGATGACTTTTTTCTTTTCTCTTTCCGATAAGTTACTATTAATGTAAACCGTACGAAGCGGGGCGTAGTAGAACCCCGCTCTGTCCCATAGCTCAGGCGAATACTCGCACAGTTTAATATTATATTTTCTCACAATCTCATTTATCGTCACGTCCTGTCACTCCTAAAGAAAGCTCTATAATTTGAGCTATTTTATTTACATCATCATCAGACAATGGTTTTCCGTCAAATAATACGACATTTTCACGTAAATTTGAAAGGTCAATTGATTCTTTTTTGACATCAGTTGATTCATTAGTATCATATCCCATTAACCAAGCTTCTGATACGCCTAGTGTTTTAGATAGAAGAACTAATTTATCTTGGTCTGGAATAGATTTCCCACTAACATATTGAGAGAGGGCGCTTTTACCAAGTTTTATTCCGAGTTCTTTTTGGAATCTTTCCGACTGTTTAAGAATATCAACTTGCCTCAAATTCCGTTCATTCATTATTTGAGCCAATCTTTGGGCTGTATTTTCTTTCATAATTATATCACCTTTCATGTGTATATTATATAGTTTATTTTCAAAAAGTTCAAGATAAAAGTAAAAAAGTTCAAAAAAATGAACAAAAAATACTTGACTTTGTTTTTTGAGGTGCTATAATAAAATCATAAAGTTCAAGAGGTTGAACAAAAAGAAAGGAGAATATATGATTTACAAATACGATTATTCCAAATTAAACGGAAAAATTGTTGAAGTTTTTGGCACAAAGAAAAAGTTTGCGCAAAGCATGAACCTGTCTGAAAAGTCAATCTCTGCCAAAACTACCAACAAACGAGGTTGGCAACAACCAGAAATTTCAAAAGCTTGTGAGTTGTTACAAATTCCAAGTAATGAAATTAATTCATATTTTTTTAAATACAAAGTTCAAGATATTGAACAGAATTAGAAAGGAGCATACATGAACAATTTAATTAACGTTACTTTAAACGAAAACCAAGAGCCTGTTGTTTCAGGTCGTCAACTTCATAAGGTTTTGAATGTAAATTCAAATTATACAACTTGGTTTGAACGCATGACGGAATACGGTTTTACAGAAGGTCAAGACTTTCTTCCAAATTTGGAAAAAAGTACCGGTGGACGTCCAAAACAAGACCACGTTCTTAAATTAGACATGGCAAAAGAAATCGCAATGATTCAACGTACCGACAAAGGAAAAGAGGTTCGTCAATATTTCATCCAGATTGAAAAAGAGTTCAACAGCCCAGAAAAGCTAATGCAGCGTGCTCTTTTGTATGCGAACCAAAACATTTTAAAGCTTGAAACACAACTTGAAGAGCAAAAGCCTAAAGTCATCTTTGCGGATGCTGTTAGCGCTAGTCATACATCTATTTTAGTAGGTGAATTTGCTAAGCTTATGCGCCAAAATGGCGTTAACATGGGGCAAAATCGTATGTTTGCATGGCTGCGAGAAAATGGCTATCTCATTAGTCGCAAAGGTAGCGATAAGAATATGCCAACACAAAAAGCTATGGAATTAGGATTGTTTGAAATCAAAGAAACGACTATCAATCATTCAGATGGTCATATCAGTATTAATAAAACGCCTAAAATCACAGGCAAAGGTCAACTGTATTTTGCTGACAAACTACTGAGCAAAGATGATGATAAAGACAATTAATTAATTTTTTCCAGCTAGGGCTATACCAGCCTAGCTGGAAAACAAAAAAAGCCACTGAATAATCAGCGACTTACCAAAAAAACTTACTTACATTATACCAGAAAGGGAAGATTATGGATAGTGTAATGCAACAATTTTCTGATTGGCTCAAGGGCACAATCAAGGAAACATTAAACAAGCTTTTGGAAATTGAACGGGATGACGGATATAACGAGCTGATGAATGCCACAGAAACATGCAAGTTTCTGGGTATTGATTACAGCACATTTCAAAAGTACCGCTATTCAGACGATTTTCCAAAAGAACTGCCAGCAAAACGCTGGTCTAAGCGAGCTATTAAAAAATGGCTTGAAAATCAAATTTAAAGCTTCTGGACAAGGCTTAGAAAGAGAAAGGAAGATATGTCAAAAGAACCTAATTATCACGATAATATTTGGTTAGATTGGTTAGCAGAAGTTTTATCGCACAAGCCAAAAAACACCTTACTAGATAGTCCTAGAGGTGAAGAAGTCATTCGCTTATGTTTCGACCATGAACGGCATGATTTTAATTGGCACAGGTCAGACCCAGAGTGTTTTTGGATAGACGTCCAGCTTTTTATTTACTACGGCTTTAGCGATGAGCAAATTCTCTTTATGTTAAAACAGCAACCAGGTATTGACAATTATTCGAAACACGCTGATGAGCGTAAGGCTTATGCTGAAATGATGAGAGGATGGCACAAGCTATGTGCTATCGCTGAAGGGCTTAGCCTCGGCGAGTACAAAGCAAAGCATCAGATTAAATAATTAACAAGAGAAAGGATTTAACATGACATATTTAATTATCGCAGTAACAGTTTTAGCGTTTGCTGAAATCATCACATTGACACTGTTCGGTAAACGAACAAGGAAACAAAAGGCTATTGAACCAGTATTCGTGTTTGAAAGCCATGACGTCAAAACAAAACGCTATGACGACTTTATCCGTTATATGGACAGACAACCAAGAAATTTTGATTAAGAGGTGGATAACATGCTATTCCCACAATATAAACCGCAACCAAGGTATGCAACGAGAACACGCAAACTACCAGACAAAGCATTTCATAAAAAGGAGAAAAAACAACGAAACAAGAGGAGTCCGCAAATGGAAAACAAGCAGCAAATCGATATTTTGGATAGAGTTTCTAAAACAATTAAAAACACTAGTTTTCAATTAAAAGAGGGCATGAGCGCCAGAGATATTCGAATGTGGAAATCTGGACTTTGGACAGCTCTCTTGATAATCGAGACAACAAAGAATCTTATCGAGGAGGAAGAAGATTAATGCAATATATCTTTCAAAAACACAACATCAAGCTATACAGCTGTTAGCAATGAGTTTATTAAAGATAAAACGCTCTTTAATAAAGAAAAAGGCTTATTGTTAACCATTTTAAGCAATGCGGATGAATGGCGAGTATATCCAGAAGAATTAGCAAAGCGGTGTAGAGATAGTGAGTCAGCTATCAGAACACAACTAAAAGCACTTGAAAAAGCTGGCTACATACGAACCTATCGAAAATCTTTTGGTGGTCGATACGGTACAGAAACTTACAGATTTTGTGCTGATAGAAAAATCAGCGATGAAATCTTTGAAAGGTTGAAAGCCGAACAAGAAGCTGAATTAAAATAATTTGCTAATGTGCAATTTGCTAATGTGCAATTTGCTAATGTGCAATTTGCTAATCAACAAATTAACCAGCTAATAAATACTAACTAACAATAATTACTAATATTAAATAAATACTAATTATAAATAAACTACTGCTACTACTAGCGAGGTGAAAAAAATAAAAAATGACAAAAGCAGAATTATTTGACAACTTACATCAATGTTTTGGAAGATTTTTAACACCATTTGAAATCGTGGATATCAACGAATGGATTAATGATGGATTACCACCAGAAGTTATTAACGAAGCTTTAAAAGAAGCTGTACTCGAAAATAAAATCAACTTTAAATATATCAATACAATCTTGAGACGTTATGTCAAAGTTGGTATTGATACTCTTGAAAAAGTTGAGCTAGACAGAAAGCAACACGAGCTTTCAAAAAATAATTTTAAACAGCATTCAAATAATGATTCCGTCGGCTTTGGTATTCAAGGGTCAGGGTATTAGCTTATGAGTGAATTTGTAAGCATGCAAGAAGAAATGCAACCAATCCTAAACGCTCAAATCGAGCAGACGGATGAATGGTGTGAGAAACATCAATGTTCAAAAGTCAAAGTTAAAAGGACAGGTTCAGTCTTATGCTTAAAATGCGGTCACGAAGAACGCAGAGAGTTTGAGGCTCAAAAAGCACAAGCTAGCTATGAACGCAATGAAGAGAAGAAGCGTCTGTATTATCTTGAAGAGTTTAGCATGATGGATAGTGAGTTAAAACTCGCAACGTTCGACAATTTTAAAGCGGACACACCAGAAAAACAAGATGACCTTGATTTTGTCAAAAAAGAAGCGAGAGCTTATATCAGAGGTGCTCAAAATAATCTTGTTTTAATTGGTGATGTAGGTGTCGGCAAAAGCCATTTGGCTTATAGTGCTATCAAAGCGATTAGCGACTATAACAAAAAGCTAGCTACTGTAATCAATGTTGTTGATTTAGTATCAAAAGCCAAAGAAAACAAATTTGGTTTAGAAGCGTATTACACCAATTTGCTATCTGGCAAAGACAAACACGATAAGATTGAATACTTGGTTTTAGATGATTTAGGCACAGAGAAAACGACTGAATGGTCTTCAAACTTAATTTATAGCATTTTAAACAAGCGGACAAATACGATTATCACGACTAATTTGACACCACCAGAAATTCAAAGACGATATGGCAAGCGTATCTTTTCGAGAATTTTTAAAGGTGTAGGTCAAGAACATGTTTATCAATTTAAAAATAGGACAGATGAAAGGATGAATTTATGGAACTAGAAGAAATGAAAAGAGTTCTAATTCAATTAGCTGCTGACATTGTTATGGGAACATATGAGGCTAACGGAATGGGTTCAGAATATGCACGAGGTGCGTCAGATGTTGCACTTGTGATGAGGCGAATTGCAGAAGGAAAATTTGACGAAGCTTGGAACACCGAAACAATTGTAATCCTTGACGCGAACGATTTAAAGGAGAAAGCATGAACGAATTAGAAATCAAAATTTTAAACTTTATCAAAAACCGTGGCAGTTTTGATAATCCAGTGCCACGTCGACGTCTTGAAACAGAGTTCTCTTTGAAGAAACGAGAAGTCGAAAAGACAATTGAAAACTTGCGTGTGAAATTCAAGCAACCAATTGTCGCAAGCAAAAAAGAGGGAGCGAGTGGTTATTATCTGCCCAAAGATGACAATGAGCGAAACGCAGGTCTCGCACCTTACAAAGCGCAAATTTTGACATCACAGCGAAATTTAACGGCTATTATGTCAGTTAACCTTGAAGATTATTGGAAAGGTCATACTGCATGAAAGAACGACTTATCCAGCAATTTGAGCAAAGCTATTACAACTATTCGAACGAGGTAAGAACTATGTTGTTAGAGCTTAGTGAAGAAGAACTAATCAACAAGCTAGCACGAGACAGCAAAATGTCTCAAATGAAAATGATTGTATTTTGAGGTAAAACATGAATGTACAAGAACTTTTAGCAGACCGTGATTTTTGGCGAGACGAAGCCAAACGATGTTATAAACAACTCGAAGAGTACGAAGCACTCTTAGACGAGATTAGAGAATTTTTGGAGAGAAAAGCATGATTGAAATTAGACTTGATGATGAACTGCTCCTCTACCAAGATGATTTAAGAGAAGCGTTGCTTGAAACGATTGACGAACTCGTTAACGATGAAAGTATGACATTAGCTAAAACATATAAAACATACAGGCACTATTCTGACGAAGACCTCATCGAAGAAATACAAGAGTTAACAGATAAGCGGTTAAACATCATCTTTAACTTTCCGCTTGATTATCGAGTAGATGTTAAACAGCACATTTTAGATTGAGGTCACATGATAGTTTTAGAAGATGATTTTGAGCAGTCATATTACGACAGGACAAGCGACTATCTCAATCTTGCTATCGAGTACGGTGAAATTATCAATCAATATCAAGACAAGATAGTGAGCTTAAAACGAGAAAATAAGCGCTTGAAGCATGAAATCTGGAATTTGAAGAAAACGAAAGGAAAACGAAAATAATGGCAAATCAAGTAGTAAAGCAAACAAAACGAGACATCACTTTAGATACTAATGCGTGGACGCCACAAGACATTAAACGATTCTTTGACCCGCAAAATCTGTTGAGCGAGAAACAAGTCGGTCAAGCTTTAACACTTATCAAAGGACGTAATCTTAATCCATTTGCAAACGAGGTTTACATCGTTGCTTACAAGAAGAAAAGTGGCGGAACAGAGTTCAGTTTGATTGTCTCAAAAGAAGCATTTTTAAAACGTGCGGCACAATGTAAAGACTATGAAGGCTTTGAAGCAGGCGTTGTGGTTTTAGACGCTGACGGAACACAAGTTGAGCGCAAAGGAGCGCTGGTTTTGCCGAACGACACAATCGTCGGTGGTTGGGCGAGAGTTTATCGAAAAAATTTCAAAACGCCTGTTGAAGTGTATATTAGCATGAGCGAGTATGACAAAGGACAAAGCACTTGGAAATCAATGCCAGCGACAATGATTCGTAAGACAGCGCTTGTCAACGCGTTGCGTGAAGCTTTTCCAGAAGATTTAGGTAATATGTACACCGAAGACGACGGTGGAGAAACGTTTGACCGCATTAAGGACGTAACGCCACAAGAAAGCCGTGAAGATGTTTTAGCACGTAAGCAAGCACAGATTGAAAATTGGCAAAATCAAAAAGCACAGCAAGAAGAAGTGCGAGCAGAGCCAGCGCAAGAAGAGCAAACAGAGCTTTTAGATGAAAGCGGCGAATTGGTTTATTAAGAGGTGATTACGAATGCAAGAATTACAAGTAAATGTCAAACAAGCCGAAGTTGAAATCATTGATCGCGAAGCTTTCGAACAAGGTATTAATGACGTAGTCGCAAAATACCAAAATTACACAGTCACAGCTTCCACAATCAAAGGAGATAAGAAAGTCTTAGCTGATTTACGTAAGCTAAAAAAACAAATTTCTGATGAGCGTATCAAAATTAAGCGCGAGCTTTCCAAGTCAACAGATGAATTCGACGGTTATATCAAGAGCGCATCTAAGCCGTTAGATGACATCATAGACAAGATTGCAGATGATGTAAAAGAGTTTGAAGACAACCAGAAGGCTTTGCGATTAGATACAGTTAAAGGCTATATTGCTAACAAATGCGCTGAATATCTGCTTGACCCACGAATTTTTGACGAAAAAGCGACAGAGTTCATTAAAGCAGGCGATTTCATGGCAGACGGCGTGACGCTCAAAAAGGTAACAATGAAATCACTTGATGACGCAATCACATTCGAACTTCAAAAGCAGCAAGAATTTGAAAAAGCGAAAGTGGCAATTTCTGGGCAATGCGCTGAATACAATATGACAGACCAGCCATATATTCGAATGTTGAATGAGTTGACGCTCGTTGAAGTGCTGGAGCAAATCAAGTCAGATTATCGATTTGAACAGCAAAAAGCCGAAGCACGAAAAATTCAAGAAGCAGAGTTAGCACGTCAGCAAGCGCCAGAACCGCAGAAAACCCCAAAATTTGACCCAGAAACGGGCGAGATTTTAGAAAGTGATGAATCATCCCAAAATAAAGATATGGCGCTTAGAGGGACTGAAAATAGCTCAAAAAGCTACACTCAAAAAATGACATTGGAAGTTTATTTTGCGGATTCGGCAGAAAAAGACTTTTTCAAAGCAGAACTTGAAAAAATCGGCTTTGAATACAAGAAAAACTATGCAGTTAGTGGCTACAAGAAAATCAAGCCGCTAACACAAGAAGAACTTACAAAATTATTTAACTAAAAACAACGTGTCGCGAACCACGATAAAAGCGAGCTAGAAAGTACGTGTTAAGTTAACGAGACGTACAAAGAATTTCAGCGGGCACAAGCCTTACTCACTCACACTTAAATGTGTCCGCTTTTGATTTTTGAGGATATAAAAATGAGCAAAATTTTAGTACCAAAAACAGACTATCTAGTTGAAATTGATGAAATTGCACGAGCAATCTCAATTCTCGGCAATCCCAATTGGGAAATCACAGCTTCTTTTGAAACGAAAGAAAATCAACCAAGTTTAGATGAAAACGGTGATTTATTTGAGCCGATCTATAAATTAAACTTACGAGCTATTCCAAAATTTAATTTAGAGCTTGAAACATCAAGTCAAGCTAAAGATTTGAAAAAAGAACTTGCTGAAATTCAAGCATTATTTGAATTTATCGAAGAAAATAAACGAAACTTCTTCAACGTGTTTGAATTCGAAGGAGTTTTGGAATGAGATTTGTAATTCCTATCGAACCCAAACCACAAACAAGACCGAAATTTAGCAAATTTGGGACGTACGAAGACCCAAAAATGAGAGCTTGGCGCAAACAATGTTCAGCGTTGATTGAGCAGGTTTATAATGGACCGTTCTATGACGGACCAATCAAAGTAGACGTCATCTTTTACATGAAAGCACCACAGAGCATTGCTAAACAGCCTACATCACGAGCTAAAGCAAGCACTTGGGAAAGATTTAAGAAGTACGTTAGCGAGCTGATGTGGCATTTCAAGAAACCTGACATTGATAATCTTGTCAAAGCTGTTTTTGATAGTATTTCAAACGCAGGCTATAACAAAGTTGATAAGAAAGGCATTGTTTGGTCTGATGACAACATTGTGTGTGATTTAAGAGCCAGAAAGCTGTACAGTCCAAACCCAAGAATTGAAATTGAAATCGAGGAAATCGAATGAGCAGAGCAGGGAATCGTAATAGAGCTAAATTTACAGTCATGTTTACTGAACACGATTCAGAGAACAAGTTAGACGTTCTAAACGAGTTTATCAACTGGACGAAAGCTAAACATTTGAAAAGCTATATCGAAATCGCAGAACTGTTAAACGTACTGCCAACCGACGCCAATAAGCTTTTGAATAGAGCTGTTTTACCAGATGACAGAGTAGAAAAACGAATGAAAGAGGTAATGCATGAAAGTAAACGTATTTAAATTTACCGACACTAAAACGGGCAAGACATATACAGGCTCGATTGAAGATTATTACGAGCATTTAAATATTACGAAATACGCTTTGCAAGGTCGTATACACAGCAAACGAGTAAGTCGGGAGTGGTTGGGCTATAAAGATAATGGTAAAGGACGAGTGCGTTTAACGACTTACACAGATATTAAAACTGGTAAATCTATTTTTGGAACGAAGATGGATGCACAGAGATTTTTCGGCATGACGTGGCGAACGCTCGATATTAATATCCAAAGCGGTTTGATAATGGCTGAACCTAGTGTCGAGACGAAAGAAACTGAACCGAAAGTTAAAAGGATTCATAAGAAGTCTGATAGCAAGACGAAACGTGCGTTAAATAAATACTATTTAGAGCGTGCGATTGCGTTG